AATTGGCAAAAGTTAAGGCTGGAAAAACCAGAGGTTTTGCTACGTGTCCTTTACACTATTTGATTATTGCTAGAATGTATTTTTTAGACTTTGCTATGTATGTACAAAGTAAAGCAGCCACACATCCTATTAGTGTGGGTATTGATGTACATTCTATTGAATGGACTATGCTCTATCGTAGAATAAGTGAAGGCGCAAAATCATTTATTTCTGGTGATTTTACAAATTTTGATGCTACTATTAGAAAGGTTTTAGTTCTTGTGTATTTACGTATTGTTAACAAGTGGTATAATGATGGACCCGTCAATGCGGAAATACGTAGACTATTGGTGGAACATATTTGGAGTTCGAAGCACATTTTGTATGATGTCATTTACATGTTGTCTTGTGGAAATCCTTCAGGAAATCCTTTCACTTCTATTGTAAATTCTGTCTGCTTGATGTGTATCTTGTACTACATATTTGTTGAAGTCATGGGTATGAGAGAAACTGACTTTATGATGGCGGTTTATGGTGATGATAATTTGGTAGGACTCAAGGTTCCTGGTATTACTGTTGCTGACTTGGCTCCACTTATCTTGGAACATTTTGGTATGGTTTATACTCATAGTTTGAAAGGTAGACTTGATGTTGTTGAGACACTGTCTACTATTTCATACTTGGGCAGAACTTTCCGTCTTGATAATAGTGTTGTTCGTGCACCGTTGGATGAACGTGTGATTATTGAATCAACATATTGGTATAGCAAGACAAATGAGAGTTTGGTAGCTATGTCAACTGCTCAATCATTTATGATTGAAGCGTCACATCTACCTTACTCTCGATTTTGTGAGTTGAGAGAATTGTACTTTCGTGCGGTTAGAGATCGCATGCCCGAGTTGTATGAAGCAATAAGGGAGCAATCAAAAACATACTGGTATTATTATGAGTCCATGTATGTTACCTCTAAAAGGGTACACTTTGATATGCATAGTGAGTTTATATCTCATTGTTGTGTGACTAGTGAAGAATCTTGTAAGTCGTGGGACACAAAACCTATTGTAGTTCAATTTCCTGAACAAAATGTGAGTGAGAGTCGTAATGAAGATATGACACACCGTGGTCCTAATGAGGCCGGTGATACCCAAACTAATCGTCTGGGTGCAATGAGGGATATTAATCCCACAGAGTATGATGCAACGCCTGGACAGCAGGTACAAGGTATTCATGAATCTTTAAATATGGAAGTGCATAAGATGAGTGGAAATTTTTTACGAGAATATTTAGTTGGTTCGTTTACCATTACTTCTTCAATGGCTACGAATACACAGATTGGTGTTTTGAACTTTCCTCAGGCATTGACTAATATTCCATTTATTAATGCCATGATCCATTATTTTAAGCATTTTCGTGCTGGTGTTAGAGTCTCAGTGAGACCATCTTGTACGAGTTTTGATTATGGAGTTTGTATGATGGATTGGTATCCATATAAACTCTCTGTGGACACAAACACTAATGATATATATGACCGTAGTGGACGTGAACATTGGCTCATTCCTTATGAGACCTCTGGAGCTGTTACAGCAGATTTTAAATTTCTGCATCCGTATCGAGCCATGGATACATTTAGTATGGCTAATGATGAGATTGGTTGTTTAACTTTTACGGTAGTTTCTCCCTTGACGAATATTCAAGGTACTACTGAGAGTATTACTCTGGTGGTTACTGCTCAATTTATTGAGCCAGAAGCTTGGTATCCATATTATCTTACGGCATTAACTGCTATTAAAGAGGATGAGGATGGTGAGTTTGTTGAACATGCACATATGGAGGCCACTATGAAGTCTAAGAATAACTCTTATTCTAAAGATTTTGAGGCTAATATTAGTGTAGGAGGTAATTTAACTGCTCCGAGAATTGCAGCAGGGATTCGGTCTAGTGTTAGACGTGGGTTGGATAAACCTACTTTGCTTGATCAGCAGGCCACACCGCGTATTGATTATTTACGTTCTGATTTTTTTGGACGTGGATATTCTGATATTAAGTCAGGAGGTAATGATCCTGAGAATGCTGTGACTACGGATCCAGTTGTTTTTAATCCTGGTGTAGATGAAACTTTATTGAGCACGATCAGTGGAACACCACAAATGACTTCTGTATTTTCTATTTTTTCTACTACAGTTCCATTTATTGTAGAGAATTTAAATGGTAATGGGAGACAAACATATGATAAAGTATTGCAGAAAATGCATTCTTTCCATTCCGG